GGGATAGTCCGTCTCAGACAGGTTCGCCAATTCCTTGGCTGAGTAGACAACAACGCCGCCATAGACGCCCTTCGATCCAGACTGGTCGAACATGTTGAATGTGTACTCTGCATTCGGTGGATCAGTCTCCGGAAGGTTGCGAATCATCGAAGACATGAATTGCTCGTCTGCCGGAATCTGGAGCAACTGATCGGTATACTGCGGGCGCATCCAGAAGCCGCCACCGATACCGGTGAATGTGCTCAATCCACGTCGTTCGATCTCGCCCTTGTGCATCTTCAGAAGACGCTCAGGCACTCCCATTCCACCGGCACCGCACGACCTCACCTCGGCGATCATCTCGTCGAAGCCACCGGGTTCGTTGCCATAGCCGTAGTCTTCCTCGCGCTCTTGGGCGCCTACGGTATTCGGTGCTCGCTGTTCCTGAATCGCCGCCGTCAATCGCTCTTCGGCTTTGACTAGCTTCTCTTCCATCTCTTCGTAGTGAGCCTTCGCATCGCCGGTTGTTTCTTTGATCCGCCGATCGACTTCCTCTTTCACCGTCGCCGGAAGCCCTTCCAACTTGTCACCGATGCCTTTGAGCCGCACTTCCATCCGCTCAAGAGCCTTGTCCTGGTCGGATAATTCCTCATCTCCCCCGCCTTCATCTGGCACTGCGAGGCCCCAGAAAACAGGGAACAGCAACAGGTTGATTAGCATCTGTCTCAATTGCTTCTTCACATCAATCACCCCTCATCTTTTCGATTCGATCTAACTGCTGTTGGACGCCCTGCAAGTGGTCTCCCGGCTTGCGTTGCGGCTCCGCTATCCGAGTGCCTTCCAGCGGCTCGTCGAGGAGTGCATCGAGTCGATCCATCTGTGTCCGCACGCCGTCAGGAATTACCAGGATCCTCGGCTCTTCCTTTGGCTCTTCTGTTCGCACTCCCGTGATAACAGCCTCTTCATTCGATGCGAAGTTGGTTGTTACCGGCGAGATCTCAAAGATCTTCACTTCCTTGTAATGGAGAACTTCCCCGCCTTCCTCACCCTTCACTTTCTTGCTCTTGATGTCCTTAAACGAATGGCTCATCTGTGCGATGTATCCCTTCTTAATGCCGCTATACACCTCAGCCCCTCGTTGAACATCGAGATCTAATTGGCCGACAAATCGCAGCCCTTTCTCATCCTCTTCCAATTTCGCAAGACCGATCGGCGTCCACGATTCGTGCATCCAAACCATTGGGACTTGTCCCTTGCGGTCCTTGATCGTCTTCTTGAACGCACCCGCATCGAACACTGTCCCGTGTGAATCTATTACTCCGAAGACGGACGCATAGCCCTCGATCTGCCCCGGCTCACCATCCTCTACCGTTCTCACCTCAAAGGAGCGTTCTGGTCTGTTGTTGTCTGCCATGATCGCCCCCTATGGCCCCTTCCAGGCCATCAGATGCAGCGCAGCAACGTTGTTGTCTGCCGCACTGGTCACTGTGAACTGGTAGATCGTTCCGGCAACGAGCTTGAATGGGATGCCGTATGGCCGGGCTCCTGGGACAACGCTTTGATAGAGTTCCGTCCCACCCGTATATGTCCCGCCTTGCTCGACAGCCGGCCCGTTTGCATCGGGGTGATCGCCGTCACGAACCAATCGCCGGAAGGTCATCGCCGTCCCCGCTACACCGATCGCCACGCCTTCTTCAATCAGCAATGTCTCAGTGGCATCCGCGATGACTTCGGCCTGTACCCACCACGCACCGGTTGCGGGGGCGGTCACCACCACTTCGAACGGCGCTGAGATGTCGTGATCCGCCGAGTAGTGAGTGACCGTGTACACCGCTCTTCCTAATATCTTTTTCCAATCCATACCCCTCACCTCACCTCGTTCGATACATCTCCACACACCGACACAGGGCCACGTGATCAATCGGCCCATCGCCGGGGTGCATCATCGTTGAGCCATCCGCCATCTCATACGGCTCATCGAAATCGATCCACTGCCCGCTGATCGCCATGTGCATCTCTCGTGCTCGAGGAGGATCCATCGCCGACAGCCAAGACTTCTCATTCACCACACCGCTTTGCCTCGCCGACTCGTGATGGCCGAAAGAGGTCGCTGTATGGACCTCAGTGCGAGCAATTGACATCGAGCGGTAGACGCCTTCGCCTTTCTCCCACTCCTCGAACTGAGCGCGAACCGCACGGGCTATCTCTGGCATCGTTTTATCTGTCTTGAGTCCGTCCAGAACGACCGCGCGTATCCGCTTCTTGGTCGTGTTGAGAATTCCCTTCTTCCCACCGACGTGTTCCGCTGTCTTCGTCGTTACCCAGTCACGGATGAGCTTGTTCCATGGGTCAAACTCATACCCTGTCCGGCTTTCAGGCCGATGCTCTGTGATGGCCGCTATTGCCCTCGCTGGACTGTCGCCTACCTCGGACTGGCCTGAATTGAGCTGATCGGCGATCCATTCGCCTTCACTGGCGATTACCCCCCTCATCGTCTCGGAGATCAGCTTTTCCCACGCCGAACGCTGCCCGTCGATCACTCCGTCAAGCTGAACCTTGCCCTTCAAGATGGCGGCAACAACCACATCGGCCTCTTCAGCAAAGCGCTGACCGACCTTGACCGCCACCCCGCGCTCCCAGCTCTGCTTGCGACGATCGATCGCCCTCCAATAGACTTCCATCTGCTCGTCTGTTTCAGGGTTGATTGAACGGGTTGACCGGCCTTCACCCGTAGAGGTAACGGGCAATACCATTGCCGGAACGTAGCCGATGTCACCGCCACCTATGTCGGGGAAGCCCAGCTTCATCGTCTTGTTGACCTCGTTGAAGGGGACACCCATCTTCCAAATCTTCTCAGCGGACTCGATTGAATCCTTGCGTGCCTCAACCATTGGCAAGGTGTTCGACAGGTCGTAAGCAAAGCGCACGTTGTCGAAGAGCGGGGCAAGCTGGATGTTCATCGCATCGACGAAGGTGTCCGCTTCGGGAATGATCGTGTCTTCCCACATAGCGCGTTTCTCCATGCGCTTGTTTTCGTAGGTGCCAGATCCAAAGCCGAAGATCTCCGGACCGACGCCCATGCCAATGCAGATGTCTTGATTCGTCATGCCCGAGCCACCCATCAGATCCATCTCAACAGGGGTAGGGGCTGATGGTACGAACCCTCGCCCATCTCCAACGACGAATAGCCGCCGTGCATTCTTTGGGCTTTTCTTGTCCTCGTCAATCTGCTTGTTCAGGGCTTTCCACTGCTTGTCATTCACATTCCCCACAGACAACGTCCCCGACGGCCATACGCCGTTCTGCATCGCGTTGTATTGGAATTCTTGGATGGCGTTGCTCGTGTCTACCCTGCGTCCGGATGCCCTCAACGGTGGCAACCCGAACAGGTCGTCAAGCGGGTTGTACAGGCTGATGTGGACGATCTCTTCATTGTCGAATGGGTATTCAGTACCGTCGATCGTGTATACGTAGATGCGGTGAATCTTGCCGGTTGAGGTGTCTTGGAATGGCTTGATTGACATCCGGTCGGAGCGCAGCGGATCCAGCCTCACGCTGTCGCCCACTTTGTTGATGTACCAGTAGGCGTCTCCGGACCCACACAAGAACAACTCGGCGCGATACTTGATCTCGCCAAAGCTGAGAGTTGGGTTAGGGTTCGCTAGCATCTTCGCGGCCGGGTTCGAATCCGATACCAACTCGCCACTCCCCCTATCGTTGGCAACGAATGGCAATGAGCGAAGGGCGTTCCCTCGCATCGTCATACAGCGGTAGACGAGGAAGTGGGAGCTGTACCCCTCGAGCATAGCCTTCTGGGTATCCCAGTCCGTCCAACGAGCCATGCCTTGTTGGAATTGAGAGATATTCTGCGGTGCCTTGGAACGTAATTCGGGGTCCAGCAGATGAGCAAGTGCCACCCGTGGACCCTCTGTTGCCCAGTCTAGTACAGCATTCCGGATGCGCCCCATAGTCCCCCTCAAAAGCAAAACGCCCATCGTTTTTCACGACAGACGTCAGAACTGCCTGTTTGCGGGAGTCACGAATGAGATAGAAGCTGCCTAGCTACACTCCCGCTACAGGCTTCGTTAATCTCGTTCGTTAGGGGATACTACTACGAAATGGGGCTGTAAGTCAAACCGGGTTAGGGTTGGTCGGTGGGCTTAGGTAACAGCATCCGGCCCGAAAAGCGTCCACCCACCTTTTAGAGTGAATTTGATGGGCACATCAAATATCGTTGCCCGTCCTTTGCCGGGGTTGCGTTTGTAGCATGGCTTGCCTTTGTACGTCTCGGGAAGATAGCCCACGCCACGCCATGTCGGACCAACGCCAGCACCGATCTCAATGAGGGCAGGAGGATCGCCGTGTTCCTTGATGTATTTCCGAATAGCGTTGTAGATCTGTCTCACTTCATCCATCATTCCGCCTCATCCAGCAGGTATAGGACAGTCTCGATCTTCAGATCAGCTTCCCGTGTCTTGCCAAGATTACGCAATGCTTCTGCCTCGACAATGAGATCCCTCACCGGCTCCAGCTTCGCGGCAACAATGGGTCCCGCTGTGAACGTCATCATACATCCAGCCGTTTCAAGCTCTTTGACAATTTCTTTTGCTATTTTCATCATTCCCTCACCGCCTCCACTGGAAT